TTTATTTTTTAACACCCTTCAAAGTAAGGTTAATATATATTTATTTACTGTTAGCTGCCCTTACTTACCCTCATGCGTCTTATTAAACGGCATTTACAGTTTAACTAATATTTACTGCTATGCGGCATCGGGAAATTTGGCATTAAACAATATGCGAAATTTTACCGATACGGCAAAGGGAAATTGGGCAACTGTAATACGGCAGCTAACAGAAGAAAAACGAAATTAAAAACCCTACACCCAACCCTACACACTCACCCAAACCTTGTGGGAAACACTATACCACAGACCGTGAGTTTGTGACCACAACCACAAAGAGGGGTAGGATTGATAAAGATTAAAAATAAATAAAACAAACAAAATAAATAGGAGTAAAAAATGGAAAAGGTTTATGGGTTCAAAGGATTCAATAAGGACCTTCAATGTTTGTTTTTCCAATACGAAATTGGAAAGACATACACGAAGGATGATAGCGAGGACATCTCGCTATGCTCAAATGGATTCCACTTTTGTGAGAATCCATTAGACATCTTCTCATACTACCCTCCAATAGAGGGTAACCGCTACTGCCGAGTACTTGGTGGTGGCAAAATGGATAGAGGAATCTGGGATACTAAAATAGTATCCCAAGAGATAGAGATATTGGAAGAATTAACTTACAAAGAGTTAATTCAAGAAGGGATAAAGTACCTTGAAGGTACAAATGAAATCCCTAAAAATAAAATTAATGAAAATTCTGCAACTGCAGACTTTAATAAAAAGTCTGCAACAAATGGGGAAGGTTGTAACTCAGCAACGAGTGGCATCAGTGCACACTCGTTGACGAAAGGATACAACTCAGCGTCAGTGACGGCTGGCTCATATGCAAGGTCACTGACAAAAGGTAATGACTCGAATTCCGCAACATGCGGAAACGAGTCGGATTCGATTACACTTGGAAGCAATTCCAAGTCGATGGCGGCTGGATATAATTCCAACGCCATAACTTTTGGGATGGCTTCTCATGCAGCAAGCATGGGAAATTTCTCATACGCCATCACGTATGGCAATGATTCTCACGCTGTAACTTGTGGTGAAGAATCAAGTACAGCGGTAGAGGGAAACAACTCTATCGCAGTAGGAATTGGAATAGAAAACAGAGCCAAAGGGCAGTTAGGGGATTGGCTCGTACTGGCGGAATACGACTCAAGCAACGGAGACTTGCTTGAAGTAAAAGCGGTACAAGTTGATGGGATAGAAATTCTACCATCAACATGGTACACGTTAAAAGAGGGGAAATTTGAAATAGCAAATAAGGAAAATAATATATGAAAGTATTATTGGTAATCTCTTCTGTCCATCCCAAAACATGGACAGAAGAACAGAAAAAGGAATTCGATAGAATTGAGTATATCGAATTTCCAACTATAAATCCCGAGTCAGATGCTTGGGATTTAGCAAGAGATGAAGTCCAAATAATACAAGGGTGGATAGAGGATTTCATCAATAGGACGGAAGAGGATACACCCTACATTTACATTAATGGTGATGGATTAGTATGCTATGAGATTTTCATGGCATACCGAGATGATTACCTAAGAATGAACTTCACATTCCCATCATTTGATGAGAACGGGAAGTTCGTAAGGTGGCGTTAACTGCCATCTCCCTAACAATTAAAATATTAAAAAGGAGTATTATGAAAACAAAACAAGATAACTTAATCGGGCTAAAACCCGAAGAAGTTGTAAAAGATTTAATCACCAGTGGCAGACTAATGGATGCAAACTGGTATTTGGTGAGTCAATTGGATAAAAACCAATTGATTCAGTATGCGGTCTTTGCAGCCCAAAGGGCTGTAAAGAGTTTCAATAAAAAATACAGAGATGAACAGATAAACTTGGCAATAAAAGTTGCCAAGCAATATGTAAAAATGGAAAAGACATCAGATAATCTTTTCCAAATATCAGAAAAAAGTTCATCAATTAAAGATGCGTTAAAGGGGAGATTAAAATATCAAGACATAAAGGACGTAAAACTCTTCGCTGTAGATGCAGCGAGGCATTTAATGGTATTGATAAATAATGCCATCAAAGAAAATGAAATTCAAATTAGAGAAAATGTAAACAAGATTATAATTGACAGTCGAAAAACTGTTGAGTATAATAATGGGGAAATGAAAGAAATCCTAAAAAGAGGATTGGAATTATTACAGAACTAACAATTAACACTGGGCTATTAGAAATAATAGCCCACCGTTATTATCAATAATAATTTTTATTATAAAAAACCACAACCACAACCACAGTCGCCACAACAGTTACAACCACCACCCTACAACTATATAATTTAACAAAGGAAGTATTATGAAATTGACAAAAGAGTTTCTAAAAGAAAACAATGCTTGCCCAGAAGGTTATAAGTGGGCATGCGAAAATAATTTAATTGGGCTTGAGCATGAAGAAGTTATCAAAAAGTTAATTGCCAACGGTCGACTAATGGAAGCCGATTGGCTAATGGAAAGGTCTCTGAACAGAGACCAGCTTGTAAAATACATATTAAATGCAGCAAGTGTAGCAATAAGAGTTTTTCAAAATTCTTATGAAGATAAGAATGTTGATAAGGCTTTAGAAATTGCCCACAAGTATATAAAGATGGACAAAACACCTAATAACTTTCATCAAATATTGGAGGAAATATCACCAATAATTGATGAATTAGTAAATGAAATACAATATAAAAACATCAAAGAGCCTCTATGCTTTGCTATAAATACAGCAAGGCATTTAGCAGAAACAATAGAAAGTGTAATCAAGGAAACCCTTGATGGAGGCATATCTTATGATGTATTAAGATGTGCCACATGGACTATTGTCCACAGCCGAAAGGTTGTTGAATATGATAAGGAAGTAATGGAAAGCTTCCTTTATCAAGGATTGAAACTGTTACAAAATAATTCATAAACCACGCCCGATGCTTTGAGGCATCGGGCTATTTATAGGAGAATATATGATAGTAGCAACTACGTATTTAACTGGGTATCAAATACTTCAGTTAAATGATAAAGGTAATATAATCCATGAATTATATTCTTCTGAGTATAATATAAAGGATGAATTATTACCTTTTACACTCAAATCTCTTGCTGAACAAAAGGCAAGAGAAATAGCTTCAAACTTAGGGGAAGAGTTCACAGTGGTTGATGTAGAACCTTCCCAGTGGCTAACGGAGATGTTTTAACCACGTCTTCAAATAACTCCACATTTATTACCACTTTAATTGCCACGTTATACTAACAAGTAATGTAAGTATTATGCTTGAGTTTACTTTTACGTACTTCCCCATTAGAGGGGGGAACGTAAAAGTCAATCAGTAAAGTTAGCTTAACGTGGCTAATCACGTCAATTGCCATCGCTATTGGCTTAAGACCAAACACTCGAGTAGGATTCTCTTCCTGTCGATGACAATTGATTCCTGGCAGCCTTGATAGTTTGTTGGTCAACTATTACTGGCAAGAATCATACAAATATAATAAAAAAAAATTAATTTAACAAATAACTTTAAAAAGGAGTATCTATGTTATTGATTTCAATGGAATTACCAATGTACATTGTGGGGCAAATAATGTATATAATGGAAGTCATTATGGGAGAAGATTTCCATTATAACATGAACAATGAAGAAAAACTAATCGAAGTCCCAGCAACAGAGCAACAATTCGAAAAATTAAACAAACAAATAAAATTATTAGAAGGAGTAAGGTATGTACATAATTAGCAGAACATTATGGCAAGGAGTTTATGAAATTGAATATCTTTATATGGGAGAATTTCAAAAGAGACAGTTTGAATCTCTCCAAGAAGTTGAGGCTTTTATCGAAGAGATAAGGGCAAGCCTTCAAGAAAGATAAAAGATAATAGTCCATAATACTCCGTGTCAGATTGGGAGGCTGGTATCAAAAGATACTGGCTTCTCAATCGGCATTTAATAGAATATAAAAAAAAGAAATATAATTTACAATGTTGTAAATTACAGAAAAAAAATATTTATTTACAAAAAAAAGATGCCACAATGAACGAAAAAGAAATGTTAGAATATGAATACGAAGAACTCGCAAAAATGTCACAAAAAGTATTAAAGAAGCTGAAAGGGGCGATTGACAAAAAGGATACAAGAAGCCTAAATTCAGCTTATAATGCAATGGTTTTATTTAAAAAAAGATACATGCTTACATTACATAAAATCTTTAATCTCGACGACTTTGTAGAGAGGGATTAATGCCAAACTATCTATTTCAATAATTAAAAAATACATAAATTAAATAGGAGGAGTATTGACTCATTTATTGAAAAGTCTGATAGAGTTAATTAACCAGATTGACCCAGACCCAACGGATTATATAATGATAATCCTTGTGTCATTCAATGTTTATTTAATGTTCAAACTAAAAAGAGTTGAAAAATACTCAATGGGAACATTAGTGGAAATATTGAAAAAGGATTTCCACGAAGATAAATAATTTCATATCCAGGCAGTTTAATTATTGCCTGGATAAATCTTATTGTAATATCATAAGTTAAATGATGTTATAATAAGTAAAATATTAAATATAAACCACAATTACTTACAAAAAAATCAATTCAAACCTTGACTTAAAGTATTTCTTTAAGTAATTTAACAAACCATTTATAAAGTAGAAGGAAAACTATGTCACGCTCAATATTAATTATTGGAGAAAGTGGCGTTGGGAAATCAAGTTCAATTGTGAACCTTAACCCATCAACTACTTTCTTATTCAATACAATCGGCAAAGATTTGCCATTTAAGGGGTCACAAACAAAATACCAGCCATATAATAAGGAAACAAAAAAAGGGAATGTCATAATCACCACCAATCCTCAAACAATCAAATCAGCTCTTGAAAAAATCTCAGAAACAATGCCAAATATAAAAACCATTGTAATGGATGATGTTCAATACATCATGGCATTTGAATTTATGAAAAGAGCAAAAGAAAAAGGTTTTGATAAATTTGTCGAAATAGCACAAAATTATTTCGATGTCATTACCACAGCCCAAAGGCTAAGGGATAATATTACAGTCTTCTTCTTGTCACATTCAGAAGACATTTCTGTTAATGGTTATAATAAAACTAAAGTTAAAACCATTGGCAAAATGTTAGATGAAAAGATAACAATCGAAGGATTGTTTACGATTGTCCTTCTTGCACAAGCAAGAAAGAATGATAAGAAGATAGAGCACTATTTTATTACTAATTCCGATGGAACAACCACAGCTAAATCACCAGAAGGAATGTTTCCATTGGAAATACCAAATGACCTTCAATATGTTCTTGATAAAATGAAAGAATATTATGAAGGAAATGAGTCAAATATAACAATAACAAAATAATTTAATAAGAAAGGATAAACAATGCCATTATCGTTAAATAATAACAGCCAGTTTCAGTCTAATGCTTATTGCGATGAAATAAAAGTAATAGGCGCAAAAGACGTGTCATTAATTACAAATAGTTTTGGAAACATGCCAGATTTAGGATTAGAAATTGAATACAAAATAAATGGGAAAGACAATATCTTCAAACAAACCCTTAGCGGGAACTTCAAAAGGGAAAATAATGAAGTAGTAGGTTGGGGAGGAGCATTTACAATAGGAAGATTATTGGAGCAATCTGAATGGTTTAAGATGCAGCCAGAACATGAGAAACAAATGATACTGGCTCAGTGTGAAATAGGAAGAATTCCAAGTAAATTCTTAGAGTTTCTGAAAGGAAAAACGCTTTATCGTATAAGTTATGTAAAGGGTTATCGAGAAGATGACCCAAGTAAATTTAGTTACGGTACGTTCAACCAACTTGGTTGGGATAAAGAAAGTCTTATAAAGGCTTTTAGGCAAAGTCTTACAAAAGGCTATCCAAGAAATTACCAGCCAGACCTTAAGTCAGGTCCAATCAATGAGGCAACTGAAGGGGATACTTCATTTAAACCACAAGAAATAGAAGTTGAAGATGTAATTTAATTCATAATTAATTGAGAGAGGTTAGTAGCCTCTCTCATTATTTAATAAGGAGATGTTATGAAAAAGATTTCAATAGACAAAATATTAGCTGAATGGTTAAAAAGCAAAAAGGGAAAATCAATAGCATATCATAATCTTGAAGAAGCTAAGGTTTACGGACATTTATTCTTTGGTGTATTGCACAATCAAGGCTCATACGATAGAGCCTTTAGAAAACTAAAAGAACAGCCAACATTATTAACGGAATATGGAATTAAACTCATTGAAGATACAGACCACAAATCAAAGGAAATATACTGGAGAATTGTATCAGCAATATAAGAAAGGGAAGAAATGAAATACGTAGAAATAGCCATCGGAAAAACAACACATCAAGGGGCTATCATTCCAATCAACGAACTACATCAAAAAATGAAAATATGCAACATGACAAACTTAGAATTATACAGAAGTATATTTTTATTTGATGAAAAGATAAAAGACCACATGAAGACTCACAAGTCACCAAGTGGCTATATTGGAAATTTATATCTTGATTCCATAATACTCGATATTGATAGAGGAAAAAATACAGATGATTTTACTCTACATCGTGCAAGAGTATTTGTTGAAAAACTAATGAATGAATGGAAAATAGATGAAGAATGGCTACAAATATGGTATAGTGGAACGGGGTATCACATACAAATACCAGATATATTTGGATTTAAGCCGAGTCCAGATATGGATAAAACAGTTAAAGAAACATTAGATACATATTTTAGTGAAGCAGATACATCGTTTTACCACAAAGCGGGACTAATCAGAGTTGGTAAAACAATTAATAATAAAAGTAAATTATATAAAACTCCACTGTCTTTAGAAGAATTTCAATCTCTAAAAGCTCTCGAGATTCAAGAATTGGCAAGTAAACCAAGATTGGAATTCAAATTCAAGAAAGTAGTTATTGAACCCAAATATTCACATTTAATTCAAACTAATCATGATAAACAAATAGTAGACCAAGTAATTAGTTCTCCTACTAAGATTGTTACATGCGTGCAGCGTATGTATAATTTAGGGGAAGAGGAGGGAACACGTCATACTCGTATCATGCGAATGACGTCAGCCTGGAGAAGGGCTGGTATGCCACTATCAGCTATAATAACTGCCATGAAAGCATACGCTCCAAATATGGATGCTTATGAAGTTGAAAAGCATGTAACAGATGTATTCAAAAAAGGTTATATGTATGGATGCGATGACTCAATAATGAAGGAGTTCTGTGACCCAACTTGTATTTTCTATAAAAGAAAGAATTACGCTCCATCAATAATCAATAGTAAAGATTTGGAGAAACAATTTGTAGAATTTGCCAGAACAGACTTCACTGGTAAGGCAATTAATCTACAAGAATATTGGCAATTAGAACAACCTTTTTGGCTGTATCCAGGATTCTATGTTCAACTGATTGGAGATACTGGACTAAATAAAACTGCCCTATTCCAGAATCTCGCTATTGAATTAAGTAACTTCTCACCCACCCTTTACTTATCGACAGAATTTGGTAACCTTTTACTATTTAGAAGATTCTGTCAAATAGCCCACAAATTGACTAAAGACCAAGTAGTAGCCCATTACCAACAGCATACGAATACTTTATCGAATGCTTTTGCTCATATTCATTATTTGAAGGTTGTTCCTTCACTTAACGAAATCGAGAAGTTAGTGGGCAGTTTCACACCTAAAATAGTTATGATTGATACTATTGATGACATACCAGTATACGACAATAGAAACAATCAATTACAAGGCGTTCAAGCTGAGGATGCTTTAGGCAAAGGCTTAAAGCAACTTGCAGAAAAATATGAAACGATTGTAATGGGGGTACACCACATAAGAAAAAATGCAACTGAGCATATTAGTAAAGATGGAGAAATTAAAAATCTTCCTCTTACTCTTAATGCTTCAAAAGGGGCTGGTACATTCGTACAAAAAGCAGATATAGTATTTGCCTTAGAAGGAAATCGTAATCAAGCTTTAAGAACATTATCAGTTCTTAAAAGCAGAGACGATGCACCTTTCAAAAAGGCATTCGTTGTAGATGTAGATACATTTAGGTTTGAACAATTAAATGGAGATAATTATAAAAGTGGATTAGTATGACAATAGAACAAGCAATACAGCAAGCAATGGAAGACATTAAAAGTATTTCCTATAAAGAGACTTATAATATCATTATTTGGTCATTAGTAATAACCAAAATGCTCATTCAAGAAGACCCAGAGAAATATAAAACAATGTTTAGCGAACTGATAGAAGCGAGTAAACAATGAAAACAAAAGAAGAAGAAAAAGAAAAAATATACTATGCAAATAGTTTATACGAAATCATGTCCAAAGATGAAAAGTTATACTATTTGCGTAGCACAAGGGATAGGAATTTAATAATTCATGTTCCAGTAAATTCAACATTATTAAAGCAATATACAAAGGAGGAATGATGCAAAGTTTAAGGCAATTGAGAATAGAGCAATATTCTCTTATGCAAGAATTATTGAATAATGGAGGTGAAATAACAGGTAGTGAAGATGTTCTGTTAGAAGAACTTCAAAATAAAATAAAAGCTAAAACAGATTCATACGTAGGTTTGGTAGTTAAAGATGGATTCTTTGACTCAGAGATAGATAGAACAAAGAAGTTCATTGAAGCAGCCAAAGATTACATTGAATCAATAAGTAAATCTAAGGCAAGAATTGAATCTGTACTTCACGAAATAGCCAGGCAAGAAGGCTATTTGGAATATAGAGTAGATGATGATGCTCCACCAGTCTATGTAAAGCCTTTTATGAAGCAGAAATCACATGTTGAAATTGAAAAGGTAACCTCAGATGAAGGAAGTTATACATTACCAAAGCTAAAAGCAGAAGAATATAATAAATTAGTTGACATACTAACAAATACAGCGCCAGAAATGGCGAAATTAATTGTTAGTCAATCAGGTCATTCTTGTAATGTATCTGACCTTCCAGAAGGACATCCAGCAATTTCAGTAGAGCTTACACCATCGATTAAAATTGTAAAAACAAAACCAAAAGATTAAATAATTAATTTCATAATAATGCCGTAGGCTATCCTACGGCAAATTTATAGGAGTTATATGATTAAAGTAAAATTAAATAATAGAAGGACATACACATTCACAGATAAAACTATAAAACAATTCTTTGAAATAACGGAGTCAACTCCAGATGACTTGATAGAATGGATGAAAAGAAATATTGATTATAGTTATCCGTGTCTTGTTGACCAATATAAAAAATTTACTATTGGTGATTCACTTCGTAATGATTGTATGGTTATTAAAACCATAGCAGGTAAAATGATATGTATTCCAGTTAATCCATTGGGTTCTAAAAAGTATATAATATCCTTTTGGGAGGGAATACAAGATAATAAAAAAGCATTTACAGATTTTATTAAACAACTCAAAAGCACAACAAAAGAAGGAAAACAAAAATGTACATCATAGGAATCGACCCAGGAAAGAACGGAGGAATAGCCTTAATTGACCCAGAGGGCAACTTACAAACAAGTCCTATGGGAACTACGGAACATGATACATTTGCAATCGTAAAGAAATATGAGCAGCTACGAGGCGATAAGCCACTAAAAGCATATATTGAAAAGGTACATTCTATGCCACAACAAGGTGTAGCATCTACTTTTACATTCGGCACTCACTACGGCTTCATAAGAGGCATCTTAGTAGCCCTATCAATACCATTTGAAGAGGTAACACCTCAGACATGGCAAGGGGGCTTAAAGATTCCAAAGAAGACAAAGGAAGAGGCTAAGCCAGCATTTAAGGCAAGGCTCTTAGCACATGCACAGAGGCTATTCCCTAAATCGGACTTTTCACTAAAAACTGCTGATGCAGCTTTAATAGCTGAATATGGCAGACGTAACGAAACATTATCAAACCAAACACAATACTAAAGAAAGGTTAAAATCGTGGACTTTCTATTCAGAATAACAACTACAAAAGGGGACATCGTTAGAGGATTTAGAATCGCTCTGTTATCGATATTCAGTATTTCGCTGTTAATTACCAATCTTCATGGTAGTAATATTACCATATATTTTGGAATTTACAAATTTGAAATAGCATTTGGAATTCATTTTAACGAAAATAAATAAGGAGAAAATATGAGAATTAGCAAAGCATATAAACTTGAAAATTTAGTCGATGAGATGAACACTCATGGACTGGCAAATATTTGCATTGAAAATAACACTGCAGTGGCATGTGATGGAAAAGTAATGGCAATAGTTCCATTAAAAGAATTCGAGCCAAATGAAACTGGCTGTATCTCACCAGAAATTTTGGTAGCTGCCCGTAAAGCATCAGTAAAATCAATTAAAGAAAGTGATATATTCTTAACTGATAAAGAAGAACGTCTGATAGATGGTTTAACCCGTCCACGTCCTTCAAGTGAATATCCCAAATATAAAGAGGTTATACCACTAGATGAACCTCAAATCACTGTTAGCTTTGACATTAAATTACTTGATAAACTTGCCAAAGCTATAAACAGTGATAGACTGGTGTTGGAGATAATTAACCCTCGTAAGGCAATAAGGGTATACCCCGCCAATAAGGGGAATGAGGCATTTGGACTTTTAATGCCAATCGACATCAATATGGTGGAATACAAGTCCGAAACACTGAATGAAAAGATAGTTGTTATGGACAAACCACAACCACCAGAAGAAGAAAAAGAAAATGAAGAAACATTAGAAGAAAATGAAGAAATAAATGAGGTATTCGAATGAGACCATTAACAAAAGAGCAGCAAGAAGCACTAAAGGAAAAAATAATACAAGGGGCTTATTACAAGCCCCAATATATTGAAGTTAGAGGGTCAAAAGAAATCTCGGAAATTACACATCAAAGATTTCTTGAGTTACCCGAAGAACAACAAAAACAATTTAGAGAAGACGTGCAAGGGGCATCACTTAGTAAAACAGATAAGGGGGAGAATATAATGACAGTGAAGAAAACACCACTGACATTAAAAGTATTCCAAGATTATATAATAAATGAATATTAAATAGAGGTGTTATGAAACCATCAGAAACATATCAAAAAAAGAGTGGTGATTATACTTTTAGAATAGACTTCTATGCAGATGAACCAATCCCATCAATGGTATTGACTAAAACCCATAATAATGAAACGGAGGTAATGAGAGAATTATGGGGATTATATCCAATAAAACATCTTGTAGGACAAATTTATGGATATGATTTTAGTCAACCAAAAGAAAGAGAGTTATTTGCCGATAAATACCTTTCTCATTTAGTTGAACAGCAAGATTCCTTCGATGAGAAACATATCATTGATGTAGTGCAAAAAAGCTTAGAATATCATTTTGAGGCATATACTTGGAATGACCTGGTAGATGATAGTAGGCTTAATGAGGTAGAGAATCATTGGGCAAAAAATCATTTAACATATAGCGTTAAAAAGATATAACTAAAAGCGAGGCTCTCGCTTTAATTTAATTTATAAGGGAAAATAAAAATGAAAGTCTTTATTCCAAATTTAGTAGCAGAATATCATGCTGATGCTCGTTTTATTTTGTTGAAGGATGATGAAACTTCAAGAATAATTGCAATTATTTTTCTTCGACTTGAAGATGATTTATCTGATAGTTGGTTTGAATTTATTTATAGACAAAAACATTACGACCTTAATGTTTTTAGAAATAATAAAACTGACGATTTAACTATGGATGTTTATGAAGTAATTGATAATTCTACTAAGTCAAAAGAATATCAATCAATCCCCTATTTTCTTAAAATTAATTCAATTGAACAACAACCAGAGGAAATAAATGAACAAAGTAATTCTTAGTATAGTCATATATGGATTGTTAATTGCCATCTATGTTATTTTAGGATTAGTGATGCAATTGCCACATCCATACATGGGGGTAATATATTCTATTTATGGAGCTGCAATGTTTGCATCCATTGAGTCCATAGTAAAAAAAGAAAAATAAAATTTAAGGGTAGAGGCATCTTGCTTCTATCCTTATTTTTTTTTAGGTTACCACAAATAAAAAAAATAGTGAGAAATTTACAGATGATGTCAGGGTATGTATATTATGTAAACTAAACTTGGTGCTAAGTAACTCCTTTAATGACTACTCCCTTTCATAGCTTAAAAATAAAATCAATTTACTTTTCCTTAGTTACCAAAAATGTAAGCATTATGGACGAAGAATTAATTAAACAAAAGATAACCTTGCCACTTAAAAAATTCATTAGAGAAAATTATAAATTACAATCCAGAGCTGCAAGAGAATTTCATATCTCACCATCAATGCTAACTCTTATTATGCAAGGTAAACGTAAGCCCACAAAGTACATGATAACAGTACTACAACAGCATAATTTTGATACAAATGTCTTTATGACACTTTATGATATTAACATACCAGAAAAGATAGATAACTATGAACAGTTTAGATTTATTCTTAGTTCTTTAGTCTCTACTATTTATGCTCAAGGTCGGTCGATTGATGCTTTAACAATGCAATTAAGGAATGCCACAGCCGATGCCATAGAGGCTAAAAAGAAAGTCACGGAACTTAAAAAGCTGCTCCGTGACAATCTAATAGGTAAGAATTTTACAGATTTGTAAATTCACAATAATTTACTGTGATTGTAAATTTATATTTAAATCTTCATTACTTTGGTCTTCCTTCTGAGTCTTCTTAAATACTTGATTCAATCTATGTATTGGAAGTCCAGAGAAGTTTTCTACCAATTTTGAGGGGTCAACTATCGTCTTGTAAGAATCATGTATTAATCTACCAAATGGGAATAAAGTCCATACAGTACTATCTACATAATTCCAATTTCCTAAAGCTACACCTAAGAACATTTGTGGAATCCTAAATGCTGGAGGTACTACTATTTGTGTTAAATTTGCTGGATATGGTAAAACTCCATAGAAAGCTTTACGTTTTTCGTCATCATTCCCAAATAAGAATTGATTCATATTGGAAATAATTCCATAGGGTTGTGGCAAGGATGTTTCAAATATCGAGAAAGGTAGCATCGATGCTAAAGATAAAACAAAAACGTCTGCTGTAATAAATCTTTGCAATCTTTTATATTCGGGTGTGTAAGGTCTATATCCTTGCTCTGCTGCTAATTTTATCATATTCTTTCTGAACTTTATAGAATTAAAAGTAAAGATTTGGAATCGAGCAAATACCTTTCCCATTGTTGTAGCTGCAAAAGCTGGTCTGGTAGCTGAATTATAAATGAATTGGCTATTCTCAACAGATTTGTTAGCAAATTGAATAAGTATGGGGTCATCATAAGCAAATGAATGTGTTGTAGGCATCAAAGTTTTTACCCCATTAACATAGGCAGTTAGCCAAGCTTTAAGCCTTGTTTTGCGTTCAGAATACCTCATGAACCAACCCGCTTTACTTAAAAAATTAGAAATCTTATCTTTTGTTACATTAACTAATTCATTATTTTTACGTAATGCTTCAACTTGCACCTTCATTTTTTCAATTAAATTCTTGTCTGATATTTCTGGATTATCTTTAATTATATCTTTGGCTATTGAAAACATTTTAGAAAATTCTTGTCCTTTATAATCACTTAATGCAAACATATCTTTGTAGAATGATTCAAGTCCACCATGTTCTTCCACAAATTTATTTACCTTCTCCCAACTATCCCAAGCGGGATTAAGTTGCTTAAAATAATTTAAGTCCCTTGCTTTCCAAAAAGATTCAAATCCCATGTCAATGATGGTATTTTTATAAGCATCAAAGATATTATTAAATAATGTTTTTGTACTTGCCAGTAAAGAAATAAGTTCATATTTCCCCTCTAATTGAGAGAAGGCAACAGCTTTTCTCATCATCAATTGTTTACCCGTTTCTGAATCTGTCGGAACTTTAATTGAAAATTTCTTTCCTTTATCTTCCCCCTCAGTTGCCGTATATTCAATATTAAAATACTTCTTAAACTTTTTGAATAAATCGTGCATCTTCTGGTCACTTGTCCAATAGAATGGCGTTCCTTTAATTTTATATTTGGGGTCATTTAAGATTTCTTTTGGAAAGAATGAAGGACGACCTAATGTATTATTCATATATACTTCCATATAATTAATCATTTGGTCATTCTGCTCACCAAAAGGTTTATATTCTTCTACCCAATTTATCATGTGCCTATTCATTAGTGAAGTTAGAACATTCCAATAACTTTTATTTATTTGTTCTAAATATTTTTCTCTTACATCATTGGAAGTACTCCAGCCAGGTAGTGGGTCTTCAGAACGACTTTTTGTAAATGATGGTGCAAGAAAATTATCTTGAGGATATAAGTCTATAACATGTCCTTCTAATTCTTCCAAAGCATCCACAGACATTCCTCCATCTGGGGCATCACTTAATGCTCTTTCAAACTCAACTCTTGCAGAAAAAGATTGAGCATCACTCTTTAATTCTTTGTCATACATTTGAGCTATCTTTTCATTACGAGCATTCTCTATCACTTGCTTATCATAATTAGTATGATGCCAATAACTTGCACCCCAACTGCCTATTTCGGGGTCATCTAAGTAAGAAAAAGGTCTATATTGGTAAATTTCTGATTCTCCATTTTCATTACGACCTTCTCCCTCAATAGTATATTCTTTAAGGGTTTTCAAAATAGATTCTTTTAGCATTGCATCAGCAATACGAGTAACTTCACTATGTTGGTCTAAATAAACATTATCACTGGCATGAGCTACATAATTTTCTATTTCTTTTATTTTAATAGTATTAAAGAATGGTACTAAATGGTTACCAGCTTGAATAAAAAATGCTTTAGCATTCTTATAATCTTTCCATTTCAAATCTCTGAGCATGACGGTGCGTGTATTACCATTACTATCTTGAATATTAAACCTTAATTTTTCCAATTTTAATCTATGAGCTAATTTTAGTAGCCCATTCATAGTTAAGAAATGTTTACTACCTATTATCTCATCATTGACGGCAGCTTCTGAAATACGATTGATAGTTTTATCCATATCAATAAATTCTGAGTTGCCAAGCTTAATTATATTCTTTTTTTCAATCTCGGGATTAACCAACAATTGCTTTCTGGCATCATGATAAAACTTTTGTATCTTTGGAACAAGTTCATTAACTATCTCATTTACACCTAATTTGACTGTCTTACCATCCTTTACCATAGATAATTTTAACCATTCGTCATCAGTTTTATATTTTGCTTCAAACTTTTCTTTTGCCTCAGCATATTTAGCATAATAAATATTGGATTTAGAAGTCACATCTTTCTCAATGGTGCGTACTGCAAATTCCATAATATCCTTACCTACGTCTGGATTAGATTGATATTCGGGGGATTCATATATCTGCCCTAATAATGTATTTACATCATCTGTCTGATACTGATTATAAATTTGATTGAAATACATTTCCGAAGCTCTGGCAAGTGCAGAATTAATCTTATATTGTCTATTGATAATCCCCATGATATTTTCAATTGTATGCTCTTTTAATCCTTCTTCTGTTAAAACTTTTACTGTCTTCCGAAGATGAGTAAGTCCAAATAAATTAAATTTTTTACCAACAGCTTCGGGTGATACCAAGAAATCAGTTTTAGATAGTTCAGCTTTAGAATAGTTAGATAAATATTCCACAACTTTATGTAAATCACCTGGAGTAGCTAATTCTGGTCTTACACCATAAAGCCTACCTTCACCTGTAATACTTACAAATAAATCTGGAAACAATTTTATCAAATGAGGATGATTATAAAGTATATCTTTTAACCGTCTTAAATCTTCATTAACTTTATAACTTTCAGTAGGGTCTTTAGAAAGTAGTAATACTTTCTTTCCATAATCTTCAATTCTTTCAAGGTTGTCTTCCCTTTCACTATTTATACCTTTAAGTGAAGGGTTTTCTGGGGCTATTACTTCTTTAACGAAATCACCGAGAAATAACTTAGTTAGTTTTTCTTCTGTAATCTCTGTTATGGGCTTCATTGCAAGTTTAGCTACATCTTCAAATGTAGCGCCTAATTGCTTGATTGATTTTTCATTTATTACATCAAGCTTAAATGGTAAAGATGAGAAGTTAGAAGATATTTTATATTGATAAAGCATATTAAGTTGTTTTTCTAATCGGTCTAAAGATTTCTGTTTTTTCTCTCTATCTTTTTCACTTAACTTTTCATCTTGTAATTCGGATTTAGTCTTTTCTATTTCTTTAGTAACTTGTTTGACGTTTTTAACAATATCTTTGCTATTTCTAATCCAACTATTCATTAGAAGTGCATCAGCTACTGGTTTCATGTCATCATCAAGAGTTAAATAAATTGATTTAATCTTCTTTTCAAAAGTTTCAAATGAATCCTTCTTTATATTTTCATTATCACTTTCTGAGTCTCTTTTTCTAAATAACTTTAAATCATTCTTGGCTGATTCAATTGCTTTTGCTACTGCCTCAACCTTTGCCATGTCATCGGGATGATTGCTCATATATTTCTCAATTGCCCGAAATACATTAATAGCAGAAGCTACATCAGCAAAGTCTTGGGCAACTAACTGAGAAGTATTAGAAGCATCTGAAACAGATTGTGCACCAACCCAATGAACTAAATTATTTTTATCTTCTTTAGCCACAACAGCACTGCCAACCTTCTCTACATTAGAATTTAATCCTAAGAAACTTCTACCTAAATACTTATAAAGTTTTTGTAAAAAGTTTCCATTGTTTATATCAAAATTCCGTATTTTCCCAGACTTAGTATTTACAATTGGGCGACTAACCATTGAATTCCAAACATCAAGTATTTTCTTGAAATTAAGACCAGTCCAATTAATTGGATTTGTCACAACACCATTAATATCAAAATTTCTACCAAAATATAATCCCATTTGATACCATATATTTGGATATGTAGTTTCTACTTTGTCAGCTACATCTCTTAATCCTTCAACCGTTCCAAGAAAATCATAATTGATGCCTTTTGAAAAATCTTTTCCAAGTAAATATTTATCTAACTTCTGCAGAACTCCATAATCCTTAATCATAAATGGCGAAATAGAACCTTCGGGATTATCTTTTGATTTGAGAAGCTTTATCAATTCTTCATCTTTGGTCATTTCATCCATGCTTAAATAAGTCTTTGTTTCCTTACCTATTTTTATTTCAATCTTGTCAATTGCCTTTTCCATTAGTGTTTGTTGAATCTCTTTGGCACTTTTCAATTTGAAACCATCAGCAGCATCGGCACTCATATTGATTACACTTCTAATAGCATTAGCTAATTTATTTTCATCATCAGTATAATAAACCTTACCCTTTAAGAAAACGGGTTTATTTTTCATGGTAGTCTCATCCATATATACTTGATTTGTTCTAAGACTTACATCTGATGTCTTACCACGATAATTAAGTAGTAATGTATATAATCTATTACCAGTATTTAAATTACTACCAAGCATAGCATTAGCTTCATAAGCATATTGATGTACATCCTTCAAAGCTAAAATATCAAATAGCCCCCACTTACTTTGTATGCGAGGGTTTTCCTTTTCCTTATCATAAAATTCTGGAGCATCTTTAGCATCTTTCATAACCCAGTGCATCTGACCATTTTCATCGGGCAATTCCTTACTCCACATATTTTTTTTGCTATGATAAAATTCACGAATTGCCTTGTTGGCTGAATCATTGCCAAATGTTGTGTAAATCATAAAACTATCACCATCATTATCTGCCCCACCCATATTTGCCATATCTGACTGATGTAAATATATTCCACGTCCTTCGGTATCAGTAAAACCAGCAAACTTTAATATTCTAATACCAGAAGCAGAATCAGCGGGTGCACGTCCCACAACATGAGTTAAAGCTTCTTCATATCTACTTCCAAGTTTATCTTTTTGTTCCTTAGTTAAATTTTGATATTCATCCCATAACTCACCAAGAGTTGTTTCTTCCCCCCACGGGTCCAAGAGTTTCATTTCTCTCATGCCTTTATTAAGCATGTAAGTACCTTCTTCAACATAACTCTTTTTCTCCATAAACCAATCATGTGGAGTAGATATTACTTTTGCAGCATAATCTACTTTTGGACTGATTACACGTTTAATTAAATAATTTCTAATAGCAGTCTGAACATATTTATCTACAAAGGGTATATGGAATGTTATGGGTGAATTAGGAAAGAACGTTAATATACGTTGAGTTGAATCCATCTGTAAGAACTTATCAGCTTCGGGATTTATAATACCATCATCATCTACAATTCTTTCCTCAGAATCAGAAGAATCATTTACCTCTTTTATAATATGAGCCATAATCTTCTGATATAAACCAGTTTTAAGTACAACAGATTTATCACCAATACGGATTCCATTTGCAATAGTATCAAGAATTTGTTGTGCTCCAAGTGAGTCAATATCAATTTGTTTTTCAATTGCCTCTATTTCTTCCTTACTTGAATTAGGGTCAGCAATTAGCTGTTTCCATTTTTCAAATAACTCATTTGTTTCATCTTCGCCTTTTACTCTTGGAAGAATTAAATTATCCATTACAATCTTTTGAGTCTTTGGGTCATCAATTCTTGTAAGTAATTGCTTCATTACTTTAATAGGTTTGAACTTCAAGGGTTCACGTGTTGTAAGATTGTATGTATTGCCATGAAAAGGTGAATTATAAATAATAGGTTCTGATACTTTACCATCATAACTAAATTCTAATTTATCATCTTTAGTTAATCTAACATCAGCAATCTTCTTATTACCATAAGCTTTTGCTGTTGTATTAAATTCAATACAATGAATTCCTTTTTCGTGCATCCATTCATCTAATTCTTTGCTTGCTCTATGGTTACCTGCCTTTGTAATATGAAGTCCATGTTCATCAGTCCATCTTGCAACTCCCTTAAAGAAACCTGCCTGTCTTGATTCACCACCAAAATCAAGTATGGCATCAAAGGCATCATTTCTCCAAATACGTCCTCCATCTCTAATTACTTCAGAAAGCTTTTTATTTTTTACAGCCTTTCCATCTTCCTCATGGTACAGTATATTCCTATCAGGCATACCTTCTATTTCATCGGGAACAGTAGCATTCGCAATTGTGAATTTGAATCCATTATCATCCAAGTGTTCAATTTGATATTTCTTAAAGAATTCACCATTTAATTCTGGTTCTGGGGCAAATAAAACTTGATTACGTTTGGTAAGCTTTTGTACATTATTCAAAAACCCCTTACCTTCCATTTGTTCTTTAATGGGTATATCTTGATTAAGTAGTTTTAAGTATTTAATCATATTAGCAATATGTTTTAAGTAAATATCTGTTGCTAATTTTTTATCTGTAAATAATTTAGAAAATTCTTTAAGTCCTTCATAGAGAACTTTTGCTTGTTCATTTCTTTTACCATTTGTAAAATCTTCAAGCCTAAGGTCAATTTCTTCAAGAAGTTTCAAAACTTCTGCATTTTTCCATGCAACAGTCTTTGGGTCATCTAAAAATGATTCCATAAATACTTGAGAAGACTTTGTCTTGATACCACCTAAGAAATCATAGCCTTTGCTAAACATTCGAGCCACAGCTTTTCCAAAGTCAAAGCCACTGCCTTCTTGAAATAAATCCTTACTTTCTATTCCATCTTTACCTTTACTGACTGATTTATTAAGAAATATAACTTTCTTTCCTAATGTCTTAGCAAGTCTTTCTATAAGGGATTCAGAACCGTAAACTAATTGCCTTTCACCTTTATAACCTACTTCTGATTGCCGCTCTACGACTCCATTATTATATTCATAAACTTGTTTCTTTACTTGGTCTAAAGTTAAATATGCTTGTCTTAAAGCATTCTCATATTTACTTGGAGGTGTTACAGTCTGCTTCTTCTCTGGCAATGGAGTTTCAATAGGTTCTTCAATAGGCTGTTTAGTAGGTTGCCACATGCCATCTTCAACTTCTTTATATCCCTTCTCTATTAAATACTTGGCAACTAACCTTTCTCCAAGATTATATGACCTTTGTCTATCTTCCGCTTTATCAGCGATAAGAGTTGCACCAGCTTCAATAGCCTTATCTATGTGAGGTTTTATAGCTTCAAAATCATCCTTTGCATTTTTACCACCATTAACACTTATACCTACTATGTCATTTGGAGAATATGTATCTGTATTCAATTGTTCAGTAGGTACAGCTTCTGCATAAGCTCTTGAGCTTGTTCTTTCCGCACCTTTGGCAATTAACTTGTTGGCTTGAGAAAACTTCTCTAAATCCTTTTTGAAATAGGGTGATTTCTTTTTTGAATTTGATATATCAATTTTGGGTAGTTCAGCTTCTGGATTAACTGCCCCTTGTTCAGTCGGTGCTGCTGTTTGCTCAATAGGTGCTACTGTTTGTTCAGTAGTTGCTGCTGGTGCTTGTTCAGTAGGTGCTGTTTGTTGCTGCTCACTTGCTTGCTCAGTTGGCTGTTCATTTGTAGTAGTTTGACTTGTATTATTTGATTCAGTAGGTTGTTCAGTTGTTTTCCCTGCATATAAATCATTTAAGGCACTGTTTATATCTTCATCTGAAATTCCTTCTGTTGCTTGAGCTTCCAATGGCATTTTAGAGGCATTCTGCTCACTGACCGTATTTTCAGTTGTGTTTTCGGCTTTACTTTCAGTTGCCTTTTCATCCTTTTGAACTAATATATCATTTTTAATATCATTTATTGAATCAACAAATTTTTGGTAGCCTTCTTCTCCCCTAAGTTCAGGGTTACCAATAAATTCAATGGCTTTATCAACAATTCGTTTTTCAACTTCATGTGAATCAACACCCGCTTCTTCAGCAATACTATCTGCAAGGTCACGTATAGGTGTTTTGAAAGATATAAGCCCTGCATCTTTTATATCTGCCATCATACCTACATAACTGCCTAATACTTGTTTAGTCGAAGTTACAGTAGTGTCTACTGCTTTATCAGCCTCATTCTGTTTATATACATCTACAAAATCATCTAAAGCTTTATCTACTATTTCTTGTGATTTCTCTGGTGTTATTTCCTCTCCTTTTTCCACAAGGTCTTGTTCCATATCCGATACTCTATTCTGGATATATCGTACTTGGAGTATTTTAGTTGCATCTGCGGGACTTAATTGTTTGGCTACATCACCAATAACATTAAAAATATCTTGTCCCGTACTGGATACCAATGTTTGTTGATTATCATAATCAAGTTTGGCTATTCTACCAAATTCAAGTGATGACCATAGCTTTAATTCATCTATTACTTCTGGCGATTCATTTTTATATTCATCAAATTTCTCTGGACGCATAAATGTTAAGATGGCTTCTGGATTAGAAGCTTTCTCATTAAAGATTTCCATTGCTCTACGTGTGGCATAAGGTTTCTGTAAGAATCCAAATGCACCATTAAGAAGATAATCATAAATATGTAATGCCAATGGGGCATCGGGTGATTGTAATTGAGCTGGCAGTCCCATCGATATTGAGGCAGCTAACCCTCTGGCAATGTTATTTGCCATGTCAACTTTTTGTACCCATTGCTTCTTAATATTAAGTGCAGTACTATCACCTAAATCAGCTTTGGCAAGTATCTCATCGGAAGGAGGTTTAATTCCTAATATTTTACTTGCATCCCAAGCACCACCTCTTGAAATAAGTTGCCCTAATACTTCTTGTCCAGCTCCAAAAAGACCACCTTCTACCATAGCTCCAAGACGTTTATTAGTCAATGTATCCCATGATAAATCATATATTGGAGCAGCTCCAATACCACTCGCAATACCTAAAGTGGCAACTCCCTTTAGAACATTACTGGCATCAGTTCCTAAGAATTTAATAGCTTGCAAACCTGGAGTTTCTATTAAACGACTACTCTTTCCAACCAGCCAATCAGCAGCCATCATAGGAATAGATTTTAATCTTAATGCTTCTGCACCTTTCGTTATTCTTGAAGCTATTTCTACACCTTCTGCACCAGCTCTTAAAGCCATTGCTATTTTACCAGCACCCATTGCTCCAAGTTTTACTGCTGTACCTAAGCCAGGAATCCAACCAACAAACCCCATTACATCACCAACTCGGTGGGCAATTTCTTCAATGGTATTTCGTGGTTTATCACCTACATCAAATGTAGTAAAACCCTCTACAAAACCAGTAACAAGTTGTTTAACAGTATTAAATAAATTAAAATCACCCGCATCTTGATTTCGAGGAATATCAAATCCTTTGAAGTTAGCAGCATTTTGTAGTGCGTCTACTTCTTCTTCGGTAAAGCTTTCGGGTTGTTGTTGATATAATTGAGAAAGGATATTAAATTGCTGGTCGTTCATGGTTACTCCCATGATAAAGTAATAGATGAGTCATATCGCCAGTCATCTATCAAAAAGGAAAAAAGAATCGGCAGTCATGCGATATTTACTGCCGTTAGAAATTTTTTTCTATCCAACGAAGTATTAGATATACTACATAAAAACTAATTATTGTGTAATAAAAACTTTTTCCAAAAGCATCCCAAAATGATTCGTGCTTAAGTTCCGTAGTCCCCAGAAGAACGAATACAAGAAAAATTCCTATAAATAACAAGTATTTTAATAATGAATTTATTCTATATTTACGTCTTAATTTACGTCTTATAGCACGTATTTCTTCTTCTGTCTTTTCTCGTTCTTCTGCTTGTTTAGCCCCATTTGTTACTATTTCTTTTTGAAATGGGTCCATATCTATTTCCTTATAATGTTAGGATATATGTTTATTTATTGTTTCGTATTTTTAGCAGCCTGTGACAAAACTTGAATCTGTTTTAATTGCTCTGGAGTCATTTGACTTGGGTCACTTACATTCTGCACCATATTTGTAAATTGTTGTAACATCCAACGTTCATTATCAGTTAAGTTATAATCATTAGGGTGTTTAAGTATTGTATTCGCTGATTCATTAAGATTTTTAATTGCCAGACGAGTCATTGGGTCATTACCAAGTATTGCACTACTAAGATGACCAAATTTAGTTTTATCTAAATTACCAGTTAAACCCTGTTGTAACAGTTTAATTGTTGCTAAAGTACCATTTATCATAGTTCTATTATCTATTAATTTAGTCTCATAATCTGTGGCAGCATCTGGGTCGATAAAGCGTAATATATTTGAAAATGACGTCCCTTCACGATTATCTTCAATTACATTAGAACCTAATGCACCCAAACCATTTAATAAATCATGAAACCAACCAAGTTCTTTATTGGTAGCGTCTGCTTGTGCTCTTAATTGTGTTTCTAAATTTGTTTTATTTGTCAGTGCTTGTGTATAAGCTTTATTTGCATTTGCTTGCGAAATATTTGCTTGGATTTGAGATGCGTTTAATTCTTTTTGTATTTTGGTCATATACATATTAGTCATCAAATTTAATTCTGCGTTAGTTATTTGGCTATTAGGGTCTACATTACTATTAGTTGCTTTATTATATGCTATTATTGCATCTCGAGGTGCAAAGGTAGTTGTATTAAATTCACGTTGTTTTTCTTCAAATTCTCGATTTTGAAAATATTGATTATTTTCTAATACTCTATTTTGATAATCTCTATTCCAAGTAGCATTTTGAATATCTTCTTGTAATTTTCGGTTTTGGATAGCCAAGAGTGCATCATTTCTTGCATTATCCATTGCTTGTTGTTGTTTAGTCTGAACAAATTGTTGTCCAGCATTAAAAGCTTGCCATAAATCAAAAGCCATTAGTAACCTCCAAGAAAATTAAATGTATTACTTCCTAAACCCAATCCATAGCTGTTATAAAGTTTTTTTATAGCATTTGCTCCAAGAAGATTTTGAGTAATTGGGGCAAGAGGATTTGTATAATTTAAGGGATTCTGATAAAGAAAAGCGTTTTTTCTTGCAGACAGAAAAGCATCATCTGTATTATTATTGTTCAATGATTGAGAATATTGTCCCAACAAGTTCATTCCTAAACCAGCCATACCACTGTAAATACTACTTTGTGTACCATAAGAATTTACATTGGCTTGGTTCTGAATCTCTGCACCTATTTGATGTGCATTCACATTTGTTTTGTAGGCATCATTAATAAAGTTCTGCCCACTTAAGTACATTTGATTTGCAAATTGATTGGCTTGTTCTCCAGCAGTTGTATTTGCATTTCTAACATAATCAGATACTAATTTAGCTGAAGGTGACACTCCATTACTATACATTTGTCCAATGGATTTATTTATTCCAGCTAAATACATATCATTCAAGTTATTGTATTGAGTTGCCATTGCTTTTGTGTAATACATAGAGTTGGGGTCACCATAAGTTGATTTGGCATAATTAAGGTAATCATTTGCCGAATTATATAATCCACTTAAATCTACTTTTGGTTTATTAAACATTCCTCCTAATAAACCAAATAAAGAACCGCCTATTCCTAATGCTTCTAATGGATTCATTAAGACTCCTTTAATTTCAATGCCGAAGTTTCAAACCAACCATCCTCAGTTTTGAACTTCGCTACCACACTACCATCATCTTTTTTCTCAATTTGAAAACTACCAGGAGTGCCAACGTAATTTTTATTATCTATTCCAGTAGGTTTTTGCGCTACTGAATTTATAATTTCATTCATCTTTTTTACAATTTCTTGAATTGCCCTATCATGGTCATTGGGTACTCTAAATATCTCACCCATTACTATCCCTTATTGAACATTAAGTCTTCTAAAGATACAACTTAAATTATCTACATAGAACTTTGTAGACCCTCCAGCTCCAGTTAAAAAGAACTGAATTGAATTACCACGTCTATATGCTACATCAATATAACCTTGCTGTAACGTATAGACAGTACCATTATTATTGATACCGAAAAATAATGAACAATTTCCAGATAACAAAATCTTATAGAATTTCTTAGGTTGAAGTCCATCTCCCATTGTAAAATTTTTAGATTTCCATTCAAGAGGCAAATAATAATTACCTTGAAATAAAATATTCATTGTTATATCAGTTAGGCGATTGTCAACAAAATAAGTTGCACCAGTCGTGTCATTGGCAACTAAATAAACTTCACCTTGCTTACCAGCAAATAAATGATAAGGTACTGTTGAGGCTGTTAAATTAAAATTCCAATAAAACCATTGTCCATCTGAATGATAAACCCAAGCTTGACCATTACTGACATTCATAAATATTATCGACCTTTTTTCAACTGAATAGACTATTCTAATTGGGTCACTGTCTCCAGTAAATATGTCTGCCCATTGTTTATTCGTACTTTCTATTTTTCCATGAATAATATCAGTAATAATTCTTGTAGTTTGCCCATCATTCCAATATGCCCCATTTTTATCACACCAATACATACCACTTTCAGTAACAAGTAAACTTTGGTCACTATATATACCATGTTCCCAATATGTATTTTCTACATATAATCCTTCGGGGTTAATTCTGGCATACACATTCTTTCCAAAGGCATAAAGCTTACTATCAAAAGAGGCTAATGCTAAAGGTACAAAATCTACTTTAACAAAATCATGTAATGGGTCAAATTGGTCAAGGCATCCTGGCTTAGAAAAGAATATTAACTTAGTAGCATCATCAAAATAATTAGTTGTACATCCAGCCACAGCAAGCTTACCATTTATTGTACATCCAATCGTATAATTGATGATAGAATCAACTGTTTCTGGCATGGAAGTATAAGCTTCATACATTCCCCCTAATTGGTCTACATCATAAAACATATAATATTTTGTACTATATCCATCTGGAGGAGTATCACTATTCCATCCTCGAAAATCTACTTCACCAACCATTCTAAATTTTGTTCCTGGCAAGTAAGTATCGACAGAACCTTCTGCTCGCCACAGTTTGACTCCAGTTGCCCCTCTTAATCCATTATTTTTGTAATTAATTGAAAACTTTATTGTTATTCGGTTGTAATATTCAGTGCTACTTACATTAAGTACTGTAATGTTATCTCCATCTGTTCTATAAGCCAATGGACTTTCTTGACCTTGATAATTTATAGAATAAGCATAATAGTATTTCTTATTACTAAAGAGATAATTAGTTGATGTCCCTTTTATATCTGGCGTAATTGTTAAATTGACGAATACATCATCACCTAATTTATTCTGTCTAAAATTATCCAGTTGAGCTTTTTTATAATATAAACTTAAATTGCCCTCTGCATAAGATATTGTCCAAGTATCTCCCGCTACATGAACTGAATTAAGGTCACGTAAAGAAATTCTAATATCTGTTCCTAAAGTATAAGGAGCTTCGGTTAAAAGAATTGGAGTTGAAGAAAAAGCATCTGAATTTTTCTTCCATTGAATATAAACATTTTCAACATCGGGTAAGCCTGCATAACAATCTGGTGTATTATATGTTCCCGAATTAATGAAGTCATTGTCCCGTAAAGGTTCAGCTACAAATGCACTATCTTTATTTAACCCATTCTTATCCCCCATAGATTTTATCTGATAAACACTTTTTGCCGCTTCTGTACCATCCTTATAGCCCCAAATAGTAACAAGTTTGCCTATATCTTTATCTGTCAATCCATGTTGAGTTAGGAAAATTTCATCATTCGATATAGTAATTTCCCGATTATAATTCGATGAATACTCAACATGGTGGACTTGTATAGTAAAAGTGTCCGTACCCTCATAACCATTTTGGTCAATTACTAAATTATTACTCTGTTGAGTTACTTTATTTAAAGAACTTAAATCATAAAGTTGTATATCTGGTCCTGGTGTGTAAATTATATTTCCATTGAAGGGGTCTAATTTATCATAACCTATCATCATAGGGGGATTAGCCCCCATAGCAATTCTTGCTGAATGGTTCTCGGCTATTAAAGCTGTGGGTGGGCTATTCAAAGAGAAACTTGTTTCATTGCTTGTTCCATAGAAATTTCTTGTTCCATAGAAATCTTCACGTACTCTTACTGAATTGCCTGTACTATAAATTAATGAATAAAGGTCTTTCGATTTCTCAATAAAACAGCTTCGCTCCATTCCATTATAATTTGGATATAATGTTTTCTTATCCAAAATGGCTTGCAACCTTCCAAGTGGAGATTCGGGGTCTTGGTTCATTGAATAAATAGCAGCAGTATCGGGTATGTCCCTACTATCTGCTTTTGAAAAGATTCCATTAAAACGTTCAATTGATATAGTCTCGTTTGGCATTAAGCAGTCTTTGATACTTCTAAAGCATTACAATATTTAATTGCATTGCCTATCTTCCAAAATGGAATAACTGAATGTTCTTGAGTATTCAGAACTACACAAGGCATAGTTGCATTAGTAACATGACTAAAATATCTATGAGTATAAGCATCATCTATTTTTAATGTTCCTAATTGAATATATACTTGGTCTAAACCCCTTTGGAAGGCTATTTCAAGTCCAGGAACATGTCTATCACCCGCTACATAAATATCTTCATTTGGAATATCCATTTGAGCAAGCCTTTTTAATCCATGTAATGTATTCAAGTTTGAGAAAAATCTTGTCTTGTGAGTAGCCACAATACCATACTTTTGATTATTTATTTGAAGATTTATCTTTCCTATTCCATTAACATAAGGTACATAATGCGCTAATATATTTTTGATAGTATTCTTACCAGATACTTTCTCTTCAAATTCTTCATGATTGCCCCAGAAAGCTCCTAATACTTTATGGGCTATTTCCTTTATCCATGCTTCAATAAACATGTCTTGCTCTCTTGGCGATATTACTTGCTGGTGCATGGCAAGTTTATTCTTGAAGTTTACAAAGTTATCTGCCATGTCCCCTACCAGTATAACATAAACATTTGGTTTTAATATAAAGTCTGTAAATTCAAGAAACGTTTTGTAATCTGTTCCAAGTGAACCTAAATGTAAATCTGATAAAAATAATACTATAATGTTATCAAGTTTAGTTTTAATGATTGGATTAACAGATTTTTGTGAATTGCCAGCTTTCTCATGCAACTCTTGTTTCTGCATGATTAGTTTTGTCCATTCTTTGAAATCAAATTCACTTTGTTTCTTGTCAATAATCAGTTCTGATTTTTCATTTTTATATTCTTTCCAAATTGGTTTATATACATATTTTTTACTACAATTTATATTCTTACATTTGTATTCTTTGATGCCATTATGACTTCCATTTGGGCTAAGTTGCTCACCACAATTTGGACATAATGCTACTTTATTTTCCATGATATTCCTACAACAATAATTACACCTATGATAAACCCGATGGCGGCGATACCAATCTTGGCAATAAAGGGTGTCTCAATAATTTCTGGTTTTGTTATTTGAACTGTATCTTGAATGATAATCGAATCGGGCTTAATTTTAATTTGGAATTGCCCGAATGATTTAGGTCTAATTTTACTTTTTTTGAATTCACTAACAATCACATTTTTGAATGAACTATCTGGAATGAATTTAACTGTTTGAGTTGTATCATTTCCCTTGACTTTAACACCTATAAAAAGGGAATCTGCCCAGTTAGCATCCAGTGAATCTTGAATAATGGGTGGATGTATAACTTTTGGTCTGATGTCTATAACTTCTCTTGTTCCTCCACATCCCGCAAGAAATAAGACGAATAATGTAAATAAAAAAGAGATAATGATTTTTTTCATTTAATTTAATTAAAATATAAGTATTGCCTTTTGGTATAGAACTGCTTCTGATTGCCTTCGCTGCACTAACCCAGGCAATACTTTACCGCCACCATGAACGAATTGTTTTATCTTGTGAACTACAATGGCTGTTTTAGAATTATTTATAGCAAAAAGAAAATATGAATCAATTCTATAACCAACATTAAAAGTAAGACTAACAAGTGCATCAAATTCATTCCATCTTAATCGTCTTGATGGCAGTTTAACAACATAATTTTCAAATCTCTCTAAATCTTTAAGTAATAACTTTTCAGCTTCATATTCAGTAATTACCATCTTTGGATGTACATTTTGTGTACTTCCATAACCAATAGTCCAAACATGAGCTGGGCAAAGATAAGCCTTGCCTCTAAACCCTTCATAATGTTTTATTAACTTTAATCCTACTGGACTAATCCTCTGTCCAAAGATTGCTAAATTAAAAAGTAAGATTAACAGTAATAACTTTTTCATTACTTCATAAATGAATAAAATACTATTGCAACAACTAAAGCTGTACTAAAGATAACTGAGGCAAGTACAATCATGTTCTCTTTAATAGCCACATCAGTGAATTTTAGTTTTGTATAAATATGTTGCAATAATGTTCCTAACAAGCCTACTATAACAATAAGAAACAGAGAATATAATCCAACTTTAATAACCTTGATATATTCACTTTCTGTTTTAATCTTATCAACTTTATCTTGTAAGTTCAAAACATACTGGATGTTCTTATATTCTCCACTTGCAGTATCATAGTTGTCTGCAATCTGATTGTAATTGATATTAACGGCTTGGTCAATCTTATTTTCCTTTGGTAATAACCAAGAAGAAATTATAAAAATTGAAATGATTATTAATATAATTGATACTAAATGTATCTTGATATACTCTTTAATTTCTAATAAAAGCTTATTCATTGTTTATCCCTAATAATATGTTGTTCAAGTTTTGTTTCTACTTTTTCAATTCTTATATCTTGCTCTTTATTCTTTTCTTTGATGTCTTGAATTTGTTCCATTATCGCTGCATTGGCAATTTTCACTTCTAATAACAACCGATAGACTTCATCAAGCTTTGCATTAAGATTATTAAAGAGGAAAGCAAGTACAAAAGCCAATATCGTAAGAATAATCTTGATAAAAGGCTTAATCGAGTCTTCATAGAAAGTCTTTATCATTGTTCCCCTAATTATCCTTTATAAGCCAAAGCACTCCCAGAATTCAATTGAATAGCCGTAAATGCCCCGTAAATCGTAATCCCCTTAGGAAATACGACAGAAGTTGTAAGTACATCACCATCGATATTGTTACTATCAAGTTTTGAAAATGTACAATCACTTAGCATAGTAATTGCAGAATAATTACCACTATAAAGTGTATTTCCCGTAATTAATGTTGCCCCTACTCGTCCTATCTTAATATTTAATACTTCCATTTCAGTATAATCATGTAAACTCATTTTAATGCCTAAATAAAAAAAGATTTGTGCATACTTATTATCGTATGCACAAACAAATTAAAATGTACCGCCATCAATCAAATTAGCTTGGAATAATGCCCAATCACCAATTCCTGAAGTATAACCTGCATCTATTGTTATTGAATTATCTATTGATTGGAAAAGCACCTGTCGTCCATAAGAACCACCAACAGTGGAATTTCCCGAACCTACAACAATTTTTGTGAAAGCTCCTACACTTGAACCTATTATTGCATCTAAATTTGTTTTATCAGTACCACTCATGAAACCAGCAGCTCCACCATTAACTGCAAGTGCATGAGATGAACCACCCGAACCAATATGGCTACTAAGGGTAGCTGCCGAAGCAACATCAGTACTTGCAATAGAACCCACAGTTAAATTACCACTTGCATCCGAAACAACAACTTTACTTGCTGCAAAACCAGTTGTTCCAGTACCACCTCTTGAAGTTGGTAAAGTACCCGATGTTAATTTACTTGTATCTAATGAAGGAATATCACTTGCTGATAGTGACGTACCGCTTGTTACTTGCCCTTGCGCATTTGTTGTTACTTTAGTATATGTTCCAGGTGTACCTACATTAGCAATAGATATTTGGTTACCACTTTTACTTAAACCAGTACCAGCAATTATTTGCCCAGCCCCCGAAAATTGTGCAAAGTTTAATGTTGTTATTCCAACTGTAATTGAACTAGCGTATGTTAAAACCCATCCACTAAGACCATTGATATTTCCTTCTTCAACAAAGGTAAACATTCCTGGAGTGACATTATTATTTGTGCCATCTGCATCTGATGCTCTTGTCCATGCACCCGATTGCACAACGTAAATACCATTTTCTGATGTAATAGTTTGGTCTTTTACTAACACTCTATCGCCTACATTCAAAGCAACACCATCAATGGTTTGCGTTCCCGACAAGGTTATATTCGCAGTTGTAGCAGCCTTTACTGAATCCTTAATGTCTAAAGCTTGCTTAACAGAATCAGTATAAAGTTTTAAGTTATTAAGAATAGTATCAACAGTTGAACCACTTATACCACTTACACTACCCGTAATCATCGATGCGGGGTGAGTTGATGGATGAGTATAAACAGTTTTTTCAACTCCATTGATAACTATATTACCATTGGTAGCACTTGTGCCAACATTAGTAGCTCCATTTGCTATACCAGCTAATTTAGATTTATCAGCAGCGGGATAAAAGGTATCCGTACCCATGTTCAGTAAATTATTTCTATCTAATTTTACTGGAACAGTTGTCCCACTTGAATTACCATAAAATAACTCACCAGTATCAATGGCTAATACTGGTTCACCAGCATTTACATTTGAAGGTAAATTAGCTTTATTACCTCTCTTAATTCTAATAATTGCCATTATCTATCCTTTCATTAAATATAAGGTGTTACCGCAGAACCATTTGGTAACACTCGTCTACTATTCCATAGTCTTACATAGTTTTGGTCATACTCTCGAATAGCTATTAAAATTGAGTTAGGCGGTAGAACATACGATGTGTTGTAATTGTACAAGAAAAAATTATTATAATTTACTAAATGTCCAGCACCAAATGGTAGTTGATAATATAATGCTTGCCAACCTGCCATTGGTATACCACTTGAAGTTACGGTTACTGGACTTGAACCTATTACAGTAATAGATGCTCCGACATAAGGCATGGTTACATCAAAGTATCCATCAAGGGCTATTTTGCTATCTTTACCGAATCCTATAACAATAAATCTGTTTGACCACTGTATCTCATAGTTTGTTGATAAAGTAACATTTCCACCCCCTAAAATAGAATGTTGTGCATGCAGGGTTGCTTCTGCCAAGTTACGACTGGTCATAATTTGGTTAATTAAATCAGTTGCCGTATATAAATTTGTGGAATTATCGTAAAGGTGATGGCTATTCACTGATTCATACGAATTGATTTCTACCAAATTGCCACTATTATTCCCAAAATATACTTCGGCAGTATCTTGACATAATAGCACTTCACCTGGACTTGCTGTTGAAGGCAAATTTGCTCTATTGCCTCTTTTTAATTTCACTATTGCCATTAAAATTCTCCACCGTCTAAAGTATCTGTAAAACTAAAACCCGACGCTTGAGTAGGGTCTATTATAATAAAACTGTTTGGCGTACCCGATTGAGAGATTACTTTAGTTATTTGTTGAGCTAATGTTAGTCCCGAAATCTTTGCCGTAACATTTGCCCTATCAATAGCAAAGTAATCATCTGCTCCAAGTATAGTAGCCTCAATGGGAATGTCTTTAATTCTTTCACTGGGCATTTCTCACCATTATAAAAATTGATATTTAACTTGAATTGGCAAACCATCCTTGCCACTGTTACCAAGTCTCATGCCTTCTAATTCAGTTTCTTTATAAACATTTTTCCAATAAGCAGCCGATTGAATATCTTTTGCTTTAATGTAAAGTCTCTCTTTAACTCCAGCTATAATTCCCTCAACAAATTCATCTTCAATTTCTGTTACATCATTGATATTTATAAGTCTTTTTGGCATAAGAACAGCACTTATTGTTAAGGTTGAAAAAGTATTAATAAATATAATTGCTGTGCCTCCAGAGTCTACAATTACATTTCCATTGTTATCAACCCACTGATGTGAACCATCTATTCCTATTATTGGCGTTGCTAGTGGAAGTCTAAAAGTAAGTATTAAATTATCTCCATCAATTTTATATTCACACACATCCCACAAAACATGGTTAGAAGCATCTTTGAAAACTAATCCCTCAACACTTGATATATTTTTACTTTTAAGACTTATCGTTGCTTCATTGTCAGAAAATGACCACGCTGAATCAGTAGACATTATAGTAACATCACGTTTAATTATCCTTGTCTTTCTACAAAATTTCTCGTATATATTATTAAATAAAAAACCAATATATGATTGCCCATATTGCGGGAACTCATCTTGAATCAATTCTACAATATTCATTAACTGCATTTTACTTATCCGTTTTGATTATCATTTGGTTGTGCAACTGGTATAGATACATTAAAATTTACTTGCATGTATTCTGCCAGTTCATTCTTTAATGTTGCAATTATGCTTAAAAGTTCTTTCTGCTGAATAGCCAGTGCCTGTACATCTGATTGATATTTTTGTACCGTTGACATAACTAAAGCTTGATATTGCTGTACTTGGTTTTGATACCTTTCAAGGAATGAACGATATTGGGCAATTTGAACTTGAGATTTTTGAATAGAATTTTGTAATGCTATATCAGAAGTCTTCTCTGCAGAGGCAATTAATGTTTGTTCACCCAATCGAGCATTCTCAATTAGTTTTTGAAGATTAGCCTGGTAAGCAACATTTTGTTGATTAAAGACATTTAATTGATTTTGAATATTTAATTGATATTCTTCTAATTGCGCTCTCTCTTTCGTTATTTGTACTTGGGCTAATTCTGTATCTTCGGTATCGGTATTTAGAGCAGTTATCGATGAAATAAAATCAGCATTCGAAAGAGGGCTTGTATATTGTGGTGCAGGTCCTAAATCGCCAACTGTTGAGTTAAAATAAGCTGCCACAGTAGCATTTGTCCACTGAAAATTTGGGTCACTGGGCAAAGTAGGCGGAGTAATTGTAGATAAGTCTGGTGGTATTAAACTTAAACTTTTAAGATTAGAAATTGCAGCTTTAATTGCAGCATATAAAATTACTCCAAATTCATATTCAGGAAGAAAGTTATCAATTGAATCTTTAGTACAATCAATATTCTGAGGATAAACATACGAAAATAAAATACCAGCGGGCAGTACAACAGCCCCTCCATTATAAATACATAAGGCTGGAGTTGAATTTGTGGCATAATAAATACTATTAGGATTTGTCAATTTATTATATAAATTACTGGGTTGAAAAATAGCATCATTCCCTGCACATGTTCCTTTAAGTATTCGCCTCCCATCAACTGATATAGGCATTGGAATATAAGTGTCTCCAAGTGGTCCAGATTGTATATCAAATGTATTATTTACTTTAGCAATTGCCTCAAGTTTTGATGAAGGAATATGGTCTGCTATGTATTTTGCTCCCTCTTGTAACCATTGATTTAAGGCATCAATGTTACTGTATGGACCTATTAAATTTTCAATTTTACTTTTTAATGACATTGTAATAAAATAAGTGAGGGAGGTTTTAATTCCCTCACTGATTAAAGAAGTGCCTAAGCACCAATAGTAATAAGTTGATGAGATTCCTGAAGTTCAACACCAAGTCCATCATCACCACTAAAGACGTCTTTTACGCCTGCATAGTCATCATCGACTTTAACATTGTTTTTGAATTCAGTAGGCTCATAAACTGCCTGGAATAAATGAGTATGGTCAAGAACAACCATAGAGTTAGTATAAGGAGTCCCCTGGAAAGCTTTTAATTTAACCAAATGCAAAATTCCATGAGGAGTTTCTAATATCCTTACATTAAAACCAAGATTATTTCTTTGACTTCCAGATATTTGAACATTCCATCCCGATTTACCAAGAGTTCCACCAGCCGAACCATCCATCATTGACCAGAAAGACAATGCACCAGGTCCGCAAAGTGCGAATTTCTCGCCTCTATCAGCATCGAATTGGAATATCTTCTCAGTCATTTTAACATAATCAGAGTATTTGAATGTACTTGCCGAAATGTTAAAAAGATTCTGATAATCATTATTCGGGTCAGCACTACCATATTTTTCGAGTATCGGAACGATACCCATTGTAGTGCGGTTTTTATTACCATCTTTGTCAGTTCTATGACCATCAGACAGTGCTGTTCCATCCATACCAGTTCCAATTACAGATGCACCTAAGAGATAAGCTCTTTCTCTTTGCATCTTAAATTGACGAGCTTTTTCTTCTCTTAGTCTTTCAAGGTCATTGCTATAACCTCTTAAGGCTGCTCTGTAAAGTTTCTTTGTGATTTCAACGGGTACAGAGAAATATTGGGTAGAGTTATAGACAGTTGTTAGTTCATCAGCCCAAGCTTGACCAGCATGAGTACCTTCACCCCTTACATTACCGATAACAGTTAAGTAATCATTATCAGCAAGTGTAATAGTAGAACCGCCTTTTGCCCAAAGCAATTTAAGAGATAAGTTTCCATTAACAACATCAGTTACTACAACTACTCCCTTTTTAGTTGCCTTCGTACTATCCCGAACCTCTAACTCTAATCCAATAAAAGAAGCATCTGGTGTTTTTGCAAGGTTGACAATACCATCAACAGGAACACCAGCCAAGCCAACATCATTGTTTGGTATAGTACCTGGAGTTGCACTATTAACTTGCATTTCTTGTTTGAGCCATGTTGGTCTATGTTCAAACATTTTGAATAATGGGTCGTTAGGATACCTAACCTCCAAATTCCCTACGATAGTAGTAAATGGAGTTATATCAGTATATAATTCTGCTACTTCATAGGGTTTTATATAGAATTGTCTCTGGTCTAAGAAAAGAGTACCAATTCCATTGTCAGCGAATAAACTTCTTGCTGTGGACATTTATCGCTTTTCCTTTCTTTTCTAACAAACCACTACCGTTTAGATGCAGTGGCAAATATATCCCTATTACGCCTATCAGAAGAAGCTTTTACATTACGCTGGGCAACACTTGGCTGTATTGCTGCTGGAGCTGGTCCAAACTGCGCTAAGTTTTTCTTAGGTTGGTTTGTCTGTTTTGCATTTGCTTTTTCTGCTTTGTCCCTTGCCATTTTCCATTCAAAGTATTCTGGAAGGTTAATCATATTTTGCGGGTCTTTAGTAAAACGAATAAATTCATTCGCTTTATTTTGGTCCCACTTTCGTGTTTGCATCAAATGTTGTACTGCCAAAGCTTCTTGCTGTCTCTCCACCAATCGTTGTTGTTCTTGTTCGATAACTTTACGATAAGGAGTAAGTTCTTTCTCCAGGAGTTTGTCTCTATAAGCATCTTTTTCTTCGTAGTACCTCTCTAATGCAATACGATATTTATATGATTCAGAATTAGGGTCTGTATCTAACGGGTCATAATTCTGAGGGACATTAGGCTTTTGAGGAGGTTTTAATTCTTCCTGCTGCTGCATACTTGCTGGTTGAACTGCCTTACCAGTAAGATGAGCTTCTATTGCATCCAAAGCTGCAGGATTGCTTTGTAAGTATTTCACTATTGGAGTATACGTTCGCATTTCCTCCAATTCCTTCCTATATTGGTCAGCTTGACTCTGCCAATACTCGTAACGACTCTCGTCTTGTTTATTCCCATTTTTGGAAGGATTGGAAACTTTAGATTCGGTTTTTGCTTCTTCATTAGTTTCAGCAAACGGGTCATCTCTATATTCTGGATTAAATTGAAAATCATCTTGATTATCACTGATTGTTTGCTCATCTAATGATTCATCACTGCCATGATTATCAATTGTATCACCAGTAGGGTCAGATGAAAAAAGATTATTCATTGAACCATTGGGAACAGCATTGTTTTTTAGCATTTTGTTTACCTTTATATTTGTTCACCCTGTTGGGCATTTTGCATTTGCGGTTTATACCGATTAGCAAACTTTTCTTTAGCAAGTTTATTTTCCATATCAAGTCTATCACTAAATAAATCAAATTGATTTTTGGATAATTGATTATGGAGTTGAACCGCTTGTCTTGCACTTTCAGAATATTTATGTAGTTCAGTCTTAAATTTCTCAACCTCAACACGCTTCTTATCATGTAAGGATTCTCTTTGGGCAGTTTGAAGGTCACCAGACAGTTGCTTAATCTGCTGTTGTAATTGCTGAATTGTCTGCTGCATCTGAACTAATTGCGAATGTCTATTTAGAACACCCTCGACATCTACAAGTTCAGATTTCTTCAATACTTCAACTTGGTCAATCAAACCTCTCTCATACATAGTCATGTAATATTCAAATTGTGCCCACCTATTGGCAGGTAGCATTGAACCACTTACTACTATCACATCATATTCACCAGTAGTAATATCATTGAATTTGCCAACTACATTCCCAAAGTCATCATAAATTGGAGTGTTAATTGATAATTCTTTCGGTGCATTATTAGGTTGTAATAATCTTATAACTTTTTCTTCTGTATATACTTGTTGCATAAGCTTTATCACAACCCTTGCAAGGGCGTTCATAGCTCCTTCTATATCATCTATTTTTGATTTAATACGTCTTAAACCGTATTCATCTATGGCTATCGTTCCCTTGTAGGTATCGGGCGCTACATTAGCATCCCCTTGTTGCAAAGCATATATTCCAAGTACTCTTTCAATCTCTGCAATCTTATCAGCTTTATTTTTATATAATTCATTTGGTAAAGGAGGTGGATAGAACTGTTCGGGTTTCCCTATCTCTGCATTATATTCAAAAAACTCTGTTCCCGAATTGCCCCATCTTGCAGCAATATCTTTTTTGTCAACAGCCCCTCTGGGATAAAATATCTTTGTGTTAGTCGAATTGGTAGCATGAATTACAATCAAAGATTCAATTCTATTTATTTGGGCTTGTAAATCTTCTACCATCTTAACATCAGAATCTGGATAAGGCGTTCTATCATGATGATTTGGAACTAATACGATAGGATATTCTGGTATATCTATTATTCCACTAAAGCATAGGATTTGCCCTATGCTTAATACCCTTTTAATCTTAGTTTCTAAAATTTGTTCAGACTTATATACTCCATTTTCAATTAAGTCTCCCTTACGAATGATTCTCATTGTTGTAGTTGAACCTGGAATCATTGTTGGTGAAGTTGCCCCCGCTGCCATAACTGGTGCATTAGTCTGACTATCCATTTCTAAATGAGTCTCAAGACCATAGTTTTGAATTACTTGAAAATATTCTTTAACCATATCATCATCAGTAATAAACTGCGGGTCTTCTCCTTGCTTTATAACTGCCACTGCGGGCTGTTGTATAAAATTCTTAAATTGTTCCTCAGTTAGAATATGCTCTTCACCGTTTCCAATTACTCTAAAATTATAATCTTTTATTTTTGTGTATCTGTCAATTACTTCATATTTAATATGAACATAATCGTTGACAGTTTGATGTAATCCCTCCGAATCATAACCTTGTGATATTGGATGAAAGTCGCTTCTGAATGTTTGTCCATTCTTCAGTTTAGATATGTATTGAGGATATGATATTTCGATTTGTTCTTCGGTCATAACTTTAGCAATAATTATATTGCTTGCATCACGTCCATAAGGGTCTTTTGAGTTCGGGTCTACGAATACATCAAAACTATCAACAGAATCAATAAAAACTTCACCTTTATTGTGATTGGCAAACGGGTCAACATAAGCCATCAAAACACCTAAACCACGAACATAATATTCATCAATAGTTTGTTTTAATTTCATGTTACCATCTGATATTTCCCAGACATAACTGAGCATATCAGAAAAAATCTTTCCCGTTCTTGTATCAGAATCTTCCCTACCAGTAGTCGAGAAACGAGGCTTATTCGTGGTTAGCATTGCTTTGGCTTGCTCCACAGCGGGTTCAATTACATTAAGAATAATTGGCGGTTGACGTCTTTTCTTCATGCTTGCTATCTCTTCTTTGGTCAATTGATAGCCTCGCCTAAAGTCATCCCACTTCTTTGCCTTAGTCTCCCATAATTTTCTCGAAGCACGATAATTTTCAAGTAAGTAAATAGACCGCTGTACTTCTGGGTCTATAACAAACCCTCCACTACTACTATCCGTCTGTGCTTCCCTTAAAGGAACATTATTGAATAAATTTGTGATATTTGTCATTATAATTTACTTTAACTAAACGCCGTAAACTTATAATATTAAAAAGATTACCGCAATCTTATATATAAACTTGATTATATACTAAGCAATTTTCCAATTAGTGATTCCAATACTTAAATCAGAATCATCATTGTCTTCTATTTGAGTTGCCGTATGGTAAGGTGGGAAACTGCCCTTCTGAGCATAATAAAAGCCATCTAAGGTGTCATCATTCTTTCCTCTTGGATAAACTAAGAGTTCATCTCTAAATTCTTCCATGTTTTCTGTTAGATGAACCTTACCTTGAATAAACAGTGGTTCTAATGATTCAAGTCTTGCTGATTTTGAATCTCTTGGTTTCTCATTTATTTCAAGTCCAGGTATATAAAGCCCCAAATTCTCTTGCTCTCTTTGTAAATATTCTCTAAGCATTTCTTGATAGCCTACTGTTTCAATTCGGGTGATTCTTGGATAAAGCATCTTAAATCTTTGAATTATACTTTCTCCTAATGTGAATGGAGTTACTCTTTTACGGAAATATGGTAGACAGTAAATATTTCTTTTATCATCAATAGCAATAGGAAAGATTACTGAAAAGTCTGCATGCTTTTTAGTTGAAGAAGCGGGGTCAACTCCCATAAATATATTAACTGGGACAGTTAAATTTTCAGATATAATTTCTTTTTTATAATTCTTAATCCAATTGATTTTCAGTAGTGGCTCTTCACCAATATTTAATAATTCTCCATCATAATATTTCAAATACTCTTCTTTGAAAATCTGGTCTTCATCTCCAGTAACAATACATTGTCTTTCCTTCATAAAGATTGAACCACGTCCAATCTTAATAAGGTTATCACGTTCAGCCAGCAGTTCTTCAACTGACTTCTTCTGGGTCCATAATGAATAATAATTACCCGCCTCATCTGTATTGAGATATGATTTACGTATAGTAAACCAATCTTCCATTTCGGCAAGTGTTTCAACAATGCAACGTTGATTCAGTGGAGTACCAATTACAATAATCTTACTTGTCCCATTCTTTTCATCTAAAGCAGGCAGTGCCCCTTGCAATAGCCACTTTAGATTATCTTCCATAGCATCAACTGTCTTTGTGTTATTCTCATCTTCTGGGTCATCAAGAATGATTAGAGTGGGTCTCATTCCATACATATTTAATCCACGAATAGGTTGCCCTAATCCTCTCGTAAGAATAACAGATTTATTCTTAAGAGCTATCATATCATCTCTCCATACAAGAGCAGAATGTTCACCCCAATATCCATGAATAGCCCTAAACTCTGGACTGTATTCTATTACATCTTTAATTTTTCTTAATCGGTCTTTTGAATGGGATTGTGTCTTTGATACGATTACTACAAACTTGGGAGTGTCGTGATTCTCAATAAATATATGATGAAGAGGTTTAACCTCTCCAGCAATTGTGGTTTTGGCTAAACCTCTTGGAAGTATAAGATTTACTTTTCGTTTTGTAGGGTCTAAAAGAATCTCTTCTACTTCGTAATGTACTTTTGGTGAATCTGCCCAAAATGTTTTAGGCATTATTATTTTACCATAAAGTAAAAGTTGGTCATTAAGAGATTCAATTATATCATTAGAACCCGACATTTAATTACTTATTTCTTTTTGCCAAAATTCTTGGCAAATACTGCCTGCTTGACTGTTGCAGTTGAATAATTAGATTTATTTGATAGGACTTGATTTGCAAACTGCTGTACAGTTTTACCATGCGCCTTTGCTTTAGCTGTGAAAGCTCCAGGATGTTTGATATGTATTTCACTTGGTTTAGTCATGTTATTTGCCCTTCTTTACTTTCTCAAATTTCGCTTCATGTATTGTAGTCTCTACTAAACTTGGAACGAATTCCAATTTAAGGTGATGCAAAAGAAGATTAAATCGATTCTTCAAATGATTACATTTATCATTTAACTTTTCATATTTAGCTTCCCATCCCTCTTTAGCTGCAAATAGTTGGCTACTCGTTAGTCTTACTCTGTCTAATAAAACACCCGTAAATGAATCAACTGCATGAATCCTTTCATTTAGAATTTTATATCTTTCAACTTGTTTCTTATTATTTATCATATTAAGAATTCCAAGAATAAGTGATATAATCGAAATTATGTATAACAGTACCATTTTATTTCCTACCTAAATTATTTGAATCTTTGTGTTACCGCTTTAACGTCCATCATAAATGTTGTCGGGAAAAATCTTTTCTTTAATTCTTTTCCACACTTAGGACATGTTGTAAGAGGCAATGCCTTTATTGATTGCATTGCCTCAAAATAAAATTTACATTTCTTATTTGAACATTTATATCCATAGACTGGCATTGCTTCTCCTCTTTAATTTGTAGGCTGATTACTTGTTTGTTCTGGAATTTTATTCATGGTAAATCTATTATCATATTCTAATTCATAACCATTTTGTTCAAAGATTTTTTGAAGTGCACTTATTTCGTCATCATTAAAAGCATAACCATAAATTACTCGGCAAATGTTAAGATAGTGAAAAAGATAATCTATTGTAGTTTTCATTGTTGTTCCTTATTTATTTATTAACTGATTGTTATTTATTATTCCCCTTAATCAAATTGTTTCATAAACTCTTCAATTTCTAATTGCCCATCATCTAATGAAACTCTATTCTTTGTTCCATAAGCTTCATCTAAGGCATCTAATGCTTCTTCAAAGTCTTTATCCCTTTGAGTAATTCTCCACTTTTTTGTTATACCAGAATAAATATATTTCTGAGGCATTGTTTTCTTTATCAATTCAATTGCCCTCTGTGCCAATGTTGATGTCCAATCTGCTGATTCAAATTGAATTGTTATTGAAAATTCATCTTTCGTAACTTTCATCTTAAATCTCTACTTTATTATTTGGGCTATTAATTAAATCCTCATCATTTTGTAAACATTCCAAAATTGTTAAATATGTAATTGCATCAAGCACTCTACTTCTGAGTGATTCCGAAGCATCTATTGGGCTGTTAGGATTATCTGCAATAGCATTGTTAATTGAATCAACATGCTTATTAAAATAAACTGCCCATACTTGATACGGAGTAAGATTGAGTCTTTCAGCATTACGTTTGAAATTCGATAATGAATCTTGCTGACCTGCATAACTCTTACCCTTTGTATGCAATAGCTCAATTGATTCTTCAAATAAATTCTTTGCTATCTTTTCTCTATCTTCAAGTGTCATATCTATTTCCTTAATCTTTGTAGCGGGAGGGGGACTCGAACCCCCAACCTCCTGATAATGAGTCAGTTAAGCTGCCTATTGCTCCATCCCGCTATCTTCTATTTGTCTTGCTTTGGTGTCTTCAAATTGCTCACTGGCTTCTTGTCTATCAATAGCGACTTTATCGTCGCTAAGTTCACTGCCAGCTCCGTACAAAGTACGTTGAAGTTGAAGTTGTTGTTCTCTAAGTCTATCATGTCCAATACCTTGACTATCATTTGGTCTAATTTCTGTTCCATGTTGTAATTGCCCTTCTATTGTTTGTTGTTTGATTAATTTTGCTTGTTGTATTGCCTCGCCTATTTGCTGTACTAAACCCGTTTCCATATGATTGGTTTCTTTTACTTTAGGCGCTTCCATTGCAAGCCATTTGCCTGCAATTTCAATTAACTTTGCCCCCGCTTTCAAATCTTTTTCGCTAATAGCCAAATCTATCATTCTCTTCGCTGATGACGATACAAACTCTTTATCTAATCCACTTTGCTTTAATATTTCATCAACCTCTGCCATTATTAATCCCTTTACTTTCTCTGTCTTTACAAGCTTTCTACCACTTATTTCTGGAAGTCTATGGTCAGGTCGATATAACTTACCTATGTATTCATAATCAACCTTCCCAGCTAACATCATCCTTGCTACTATTTTCGCTATGAATTTTATCTTTGCCCTTCTTATGAACTTATTCTGCCAATTCTCTGGCTTAATTGGTCCATATACACCTTTCTTATAATGGTCTAAGAATAGCATTTTTGAACTATCCTTAACAAAATTGCCCGCATAACTTAACTTTACATGTACATTCTCTTTCTTGCAATACCTATTCTTCTTGTAACTTTTAATTGCCTCTACTTCACCTATGTATCCATCATCTCCAATTGCCCATTTATACTCACTGCCTGGTTTAAGTTCTTTCCAATAAACATAAGGTTCTTTGAATAGCCCCGATTTAACGTCTTCTAATGTGTAAATTGGAACTTCTCTCGTCGCTTTAGAATGAAATATCCGCTTCTTTATCTTTATCATCTAATTATTCTTAAATCTTTTGTTATCTTACCCTTCATATAAGCCGATTTAACACGTCTTTCAACCGACTTTGAACTCTTAACATCTATTCTAAACTCATCTCTAATGGCTTTTAATATGTTCTTTCTTAATCTCTTGGCTGTTTTATTGTTCATCCTATGCTTTCACAGTGTTATTTATTAAAGTCTTTCCAAATTTAACACTTATTTAGTGTCTTGTCAAGTTTTACTTTAAGTAAATACTATAATTACATCTATCAAAGGATGTTATAAAAATTTTTTCTAAAATTTTTTGCATCTCAACTTGCTGTAACATAGCAATTAAACAAGACTTATAACAAAAACGTTTGTTTTAGTATCTAAAAGTGTAAAAATTGTGGTAGAATGGAGGTGGGAGGTAACCACCTGACCCACCCCCCCCATTTGGAGGGTGTGTACGGGTAAGAAAATGGTTGAGATTTGTTGCATTTACATTTTTCTGGATGGTCATTTCTCATCCTCCAAATGGGATACCCCTATGGTCTGGGTTTTAAGGTAGAAACTCAAAAATTAAAAATTAACAATAATTAAATAATTTATAAAAAAGGAGTGTGTTATGGAATTAAGGTTTTATTTCAAAAAGTATAATTCGAATGAAAAAAGATTCGAATTGTGTGATAAATCAAAAGCTGAATCTATTTCAGTTTTTGTGGAAGATTCACTTGATACCCTTGAATTAAGGGAAAAGATATATAAGAAAGTAGAAGAATTTAACAGTAAATTTGCACTTGTTAATAGTGCAAAAGGAAGAGCAGATGGAGTTAGGGGAACGTATTTGAACTTTGCAAAACCAAAATATGAAACTGTTACATTGTAATAGTCTTAGTTAAAGGGTTACTCAAATGTAACCCTTTAATATTTTTTTTGTATGTTTGCTAAATAAATATATATATTTATTTTTTAACACCCTTTGCAAAGTAAGGTTAATATATATTTATTTACTGTTAGCTGCCCTTACTTACCCTCATGCGTCTTATTAAACGGCATTTACAGTTTAACTAATATTTACTGCTATGCGGCATAGGAAATTCGGGCATCGGTAATGTGGTATTTACTGATGTTTGGCATCGGGTATTAGGCAGCTAACTATATAAAAAACAAACATTTAACTCAACCTCACCCAACCTCACTCACCCCCCCCAAACATGGGGGAAACACTATACCACAACCCGTGATTATTATCACGGTAACAACAGAGGGGGTAGGATAAATAAACAAAGAAACAAACAAACAATAAACAAATTAGGAGTATATATGACAATAATAGGTTATAAGGGGTTTGATAAAAACCTCCAATGTATGTCTTTCCAATATGAAATTGGAAAGACGTATAGAAAGCAAGATAATGAGGAAATCTCATTATGCCAAAACGGATTCCACTTTTGTGAGAATCCGCTGGATGTTTTCTCTTATTACCCTCCATTGGAAGGTAATAGATACTGCCGAGTAATCGGCGGTGGGAAGATAGATACAAGTCTCTTGGACACCAAAGTGGCTGTTCAAGAGATAGAAATATTAGAAGAATTAACTTGCGAAGAGTTAATTCAAGAAACAATAAAGTACTTAGGAGGAAATGAGATACCTCCGAGTGAGATTAATTTGCACTCAGCAAGTGCAGATTATAATAAAGATTCAAGAACCAACGGGGAAAGTTGCAACTCGGCAACGAGTGGCAACAAAGCCCTATCGATGACGGTAGGACATAATTCACATTCAGTGACCGCTGGCAGTTACGCCCAATCACTGACAAAAGGTAATGACTCGAATTCCGCAACATGCGGAAACGAGGCAAGTTCAATCACTTTTGGAAATAATTCTAAGAGTATGACCGCTGGATACAATTCCAGCGCCATAACTTTTGGAGTATATTCTCACGCAGTAAGCGTGGGAACATTTTCAAATGCCATAACACATGGTAACAGTTCTCATGCTGTTACCTGTGCAGAGGGGTCAAGTACAGCGGTAGAGGGAAACAACTCTATCGCAGTAGGAATTGGAATAGAAAACAGAGCCAAAGGGGAGTTGGACGATTGGCTCGTGCTGGCGGAATATTCAAGCAGCGGAAGGTTGCTTGAAGTAAAAGCGGTACAAGTTGATGGGATAGAAATTCTACCATCAACATGGTACACGTTAAAAGAGGGGAAATTTGAAATAGCAAATAAGGAAAATAATATATGAAAG